CGAGAACGGATCAACGCCGAGCGCCGGGCGAAACGAAAAACGCCAGAGGCTCGGGAGAAGGAAAAGCTTCAAAGGAGAAGCTGGCGAGCCAAAACGAAATGGGAGCGCAAGTTAGTCAAGCATCTGGGCGTTTCGATGAGTGAAGCGAGACAGATGGTTTCTGCAAGTGTGTAGCAGTGTGTATCCGGCTGGGGAGCCGGAAGGGAATGGATTGGCGTGATGTCAAACGTAGCAGTGGGTATGAGCCATGTCGTTACAAGAAAGCCCAGCAGCGCTCCGGCGTCGGCTGATGAATCCCCCGAACGCGGTCAAGGATGAAGGCATAGACCTTCGCCGGCGGTTTAAGATTGTCACAACCGCGCCGGTTATCATCCAGGAACCGCAAAAACCGATTTTGAAGATTGGCCGACACAATCGAGGGTGGCCTATCCATTCTGCGGATGCGATCATTAGGTATCGCGAGCCGCAAGTTGCGGCCATCATTCGCTTTATCGCGCAATGCTACGGGATTTCCATAGCGGATTTTATTTCCCACCGTCGAACGGCACGCCTTGTTGGGCCTCGCCATATCGCAATGTGGCTCGCGAAGGAAATGACCACGAAGTCGCTGCCATTCATCGGCCAGCGTTTCGGGGGGCGCGATCACACCACGATTTTTCACGGCATTCGCAAGATTGAATGTCTTCGCAAAACCGATTTCTCACTTCAGAACCAGTTAGATCAGTTTCAACGTGCGTTGCGTTCCAATCCCATGGAGAACAGCAATGCTGACATACCCAACGACTCCGGGTTTTAAAGAGCGCACAACCTCGCGCGAGGCTGCCGAACGTGTTGCGCCAAGCGCAATGCGATTGCGGCATCTCGTGCTTGGCTTTGTGATGAAAAATCCGGGATTGACGGCGGATGAAATTGCGGAACGCCTTGGCATTGACAGGTTGGCGATCAGGCCACGTTGTTCCGAGCTCCGCAAGCGCAATCTGATTGAGCCGACCGGCGAGCGTAAACCGAACGCATCAGGCGCTTCCGCGCATTGCTGGCGCGCAACGGTTATCGGTGAGTTAGCGAAGGCGACGGAGAGGCTTTTTTGATCCTTCGCCTTCCACTTCCGCCATCAGTCAACGCAGCCTATGGCAATCGACAAGGACCGGGCCGTGGTCGCTATAAGACCGCCGCCTACAAGGCTTGGCTTGTCGAGGCTGATAAGTGGCTACTCAAACAGAAACGCGGCCTGGTGCCCGTTTTTGGTCCGGCAATGGTGTGTGTGCGCTTGCTGATGAAGATGCGCGGCTACGTTTCGAACAGAATTAAAGTTGCGGAAGATTTTCTGGTTTCCCGCCGGATCACATCGGATGACAAAAACAATTTGTTCGTAGGGGCCGTTCGCGCGGCTGAGATCCCCATGGGTGAGTGCGAGATCGTGGTGAGGGCGGCATGAGCCAGCCGTGGATGAAATTCTATCCTTCCGACTGGCGGGCTGACCCGGCGCTGCGCACGTGTTCGCTCGCCGCCCGCGGCCTATGGATCGAGATGCTCGCGCTCATGCACGAAGCGCAGCCGTATGGGCATCTGCTCATCAACAGCAACAAGGTAACGCCGGAGCAATTGGCAGTTCTTGTCGGAGCACCGGCTAAACAGGTCCGCGAGATGCTTTTGATGCTGGCCAAGGCTGGTGTCTATTCGATCGATGAAAAGACAGGGGACATCATCAGCCGCCGAATGCTGCGGGATAAGGCCAAAGCCGAGCGGGATAAAGCCAACGGTAAGGGCGGCGGCAACCCAAGGCTTAAGCAGGGGGTTAACCCACAAGATAACCGGGTGGATAAAGCCCAAATACCAGAAGCCAGAAGCCAGAAGCCAGAAAGTAATTCCGAGCTTCGCTCGGGCGCTGACGCGCCACGCGACTTCCGGGCCGAATTGTTTTCCGAAGGCTTGAAGAAACTCGCAGCAATCACGGGCAAGACGCCCGATAGCAGCCGATCTCTGGTCGGCAAGTGGCTGAAATCGGTCAACGACGAGGCAATTCACGTGCTTGGCGCCATCGAGGACGCCGAGCGAAACCGCGTGGCCGAGCCGGTTGCGTGGATCAATCGCGCGCTCCAACCGAGGATGAATCAGAATGCAAACGGCAGGCGAAGCGTACAAGACGCGGCAGCAGACCTCCACGCACGAGTCGCAGCCTTCGACGAACCCCCGCCAGGTGGCCTACGCGACGGAACGGGCAAGGCTGATGTTCGGCTGCTACCGGCGCGGTGACGCCAACGAACCGGACGTGTACGTGGCCGCGATAGCCTCTGTGCTCTCACGCTACGAAATGGACGTGATCCACGAGGTTACGGACCCATTCAGCGGGCTCCCTGGTCGGAAAAAAGAAAATGGATTTTCCGGGTTGCCGGATGTCGCGGATGTCAAAGAGGCCTGCGAGTTATCAGCAAGTCGCAAGGCGCGGATAAGCGAGCTGGGCGCCGCGCGCTTCAAGCCGAACCTTCGCATTGCGCGAGACCCATATCCAGGCCAGCGGGCAAATCTCCTGGTTCGCCGGGAGTCACCGCAATACGCGCGCATGGTCGAGAAATCAAAAACCAAGGAGGCGTCGGCCTTGGATTGGAAGATGGACGATGCGGGAATTTGGGTTCGTTACGACTGGCTACCGACGATGAAACAGGCGGGACCAAACTAAAATGCCTACTGTCAAGGTCATCCGCGTTGGGCGGAAGCGTAAACAGAACATTCGCCGTCATCCAGGTGGCCAGCCTGTTGATGAAAAGATCAACGTGGCTGCGATCTGCATTGTTCACCCCGAGCGCCAAGGGCTTCCGCCGGCGAAGCGTCACGACGAGCGCGCGGGTACGTTTCTTGGCCGGCTGATGCTGCAGGGATTGCTGTCAGAGGAACAGGTTGAAGGGATTCGGCTTTTTGCGCAGGCAGCCCGCAGGCTTCAGCAGGCCGTCGGTGCGCCAAAGCCAAACGCGCAGGCGATGAACTTGTTGGGCTCGTCGGGCGGCTTTTTGATTTTGAGCCCGGAGGAAATTGAAACGAGGCGCAAGGATTACGACGATGCGTTTTGTGCCCTGAACAGTCACGATCACAAGGACGAGGAAGGCTACACTGTGCCCGGTCACAAGGCGCTGCGGGCAGTTTCTCGCGTCGGCATCTATGGCGAGGGCATTCCGGATGGCTGCACGTTTCGCCACCTATCCACAGGAGCTACCGTGCTTGTCCACCACTACGGTTTGACAACCCGGAAAAATTTCCGCTACAACAATGCAACATGAAGTGATTTGCCCGCCCGAAATTCATTGTACTCATCGCTCAAAAATCCTGAAACCTTTCACTGGGTCTAGGGACCAAGCCCCGGTTGCGGTCTGAACACCGCTCCGGGGCGCTACGTTTGATCGCCTCATAAACTGTTGTGCGACCGCAGCGCGAAGCCGAACAGGCTTCGCTAATCTTGAGCGCTATTGCATGACCGATAACGTGATTAAATTCTTCGGCGAAACTTGCGACGAGATTGACCCGGACAAGATTCTGGATGGCGCGTTGCAAACCAAGCTTTCAGTCGCAATCGTTATCGGGTTGACGGAAGACGACCAAACCTATTTCGCCTCATCGACTGGCGACATTGGCGAAAATCTATTTTTGGTTGAGTTGTTCAAGCAATCGCTAATGACCTATGCAACGGATTCCTGATGCCCAGCAAATCTCCAGCTCAGGCCAGATTGATGGCTGCTGCCGCTCATACCAAGGGCGGCTACGGTGGCGTTCCACAATCAGTAGGCAAGGAATTTAACAAGGCCGATAAGCGCGAAGGATTGCTATCTGGTCTTAAGCGTAAGACAACCCGAAAACGCTAAATGTCTAAAACTCCAACGCAAATTAAATCTTTGGCACGCTCTCACACTGAGACGGCCATCAATGTCCTTGTCGGCATTATGAACAAGGAAAGCGCTCCCGAGTCATCGCGAGTGACGGCAGCAGAGGCGTTGTTGTCGCGCGGGTGGGGTAAGCCATCGCAGGCGATTGATGGCGATGGTGACGGCGGACCAATCGAACTCAAGGTCACATGGCAGAACAGCGGATCGTAATTCCGTACACGCCTCGACCTCAATTTCTGGCCTACCACGAACGAACGGAACGCTTTTCTAAAATTGTGGCCCATCGCCGCTTCGGTAAGACGGTGGGCTGCATCAACGACAAAATCCGGGCCGCTCTAAGCAATACGAGGCAGTATCCGCCGCCGCGATATAGCTACGTTGCCCCGACCTATGCTCAAGCCAAGGACATCGCCTGGGGCTACCTGAAGCACTACAGCGCGCCGATCCCGGGCATCAAGATCAGCGAAAGCGAGCTTTGGGTTGAATACCCGAACGGGGCGCGTGTCAGGCTCTATGGCGCCGATAACTATGACCGAATGCGTGGTCTCTACAACGATGGCGTGACCGTCGATGAGCCGTCGCAGATGGATCCTAGGGCGTGGCCCGAGGTTATACGCCCGACGCTAAGTGATTATAACGGATGGGGTACATGGATCGGCACGCCGCAGGGCCGTGACTGGTTTTACAAGATTGATCGAGACGAGAAGGGCGAATTGCTCCCGGATTTCTTTCGGTTGACGCTCAAGGCTAGCGAAACGGGCATCATCAAGCCGGAAGAACTAGCAAGCCTTCGCGACGGTCTTTCCGAAGAACAATACGCTCAAGAATTTGAATGCAGCTTTGATGCAGCCGTCGTCGGTGCTTACTACGGCAAGCTGATGACGCAGGCTGAGGCCGACAAGCGCATTACGGGCGTTCCGTATGAGCCTACAGCGCAAGTCTGGACCGCCTGGGACTTAGGTATCAGGGACGCGACGGCAATCTGGTTTGCGCAGGTTGTTGGGCGTGAGATTCGGATTATCGATTATTACGAGGGTTCTGGCGTCGATCTTGGACATTACGCCAGAGAGTTGCTGAACAAGCCTTATATTTACGCCGGTCACATTGTCCCGCACGACGCACAAGCTAAAGAACTTGGGACTGGAAAGAGCCGGTTAGAGGTTCTGGAATCGCTAGGGCTGAAGAACCTTAACGTTGCGCCGATGCACCGTGTTGAAGACGGCATTAACGCGGTTCGCGTGATGCTTCCGAAGTGCTGGTTCGATGGCAAATGCGCCCGAGGTATTGAGGCGCTGAAGCTCTACAGAGCCGAGTTTAACGATAAGTTGCGGGCATTAAAGCCGCGCCCGGTCCACGATTGGACGAGCCATGCGGCGGATGCCTTTCGCTATCTGGCGATGACATTGGACGGCGTTGCAGTTCAGGCCGGATTTAACCGCCAGCTGGAATATCCACGGCTAGGAATTGCTTAATTGGCTGACAAAATTTCAACCGACGAATTGAAGGCAATGCTTGCGTCTCAGAAATCTGATGCGCTTGCCTCGATGTCGGCGGCTTACCTGATGGAAGACCGAGCCAAGGCGCAGGATTACTACCTTGGGCGCATGGATCAGGACATGCCTGCCCCTGAAGGGCGCTCGCAGGCTGTATCAACGGACGTGGCCGATAGCGTGGAAGGCTTGATGCCGGCCCTGATGGATATTTTTGCAGGTTCGGATGAAGTGGTCCGCTTTGAGCCGGTAGGCCCGGAGGACGAGGAAGCCGCGGAGCAAGAGACGGATTACGTCAATCACGTCTTCATGCAGCAGAACGACGGCTTCATGACGCTTTATAATTTCATCAAGGACTCGCTGATTTCCAAAACCGGCATCGTCAAGATCTGGTGGGATGAGCGGGAGCTTGAAGAGCGCGAAACCTATTACGGATTGACGGACGAGCAGTTCGCCATGCTGGCGCTGGCTGTTCAGCAGTCGAATGGCGCAATGAAGGTGGTTGAGCATACCGCAAGGGATGCCAATCACGAGGCCAATGAGACCCCGGCGCAAGAGCAGAAAGAGGACGCCTATTGATGGCCTCCCTTGCTCCGTTGCCTGCGCCTCAGTTGCATGACGTTACCGTAGTCTCTACCCGCAAGCTGGCCCAAGCCAAGGTCATGGGCGTGCCGCCGGAAGAGTTCGGTATCGAGCGCGCTGCGCGTAACATCCGCGATTGCAATTACTGCTTTCACGAGGTTGTAACCAAGACCGAAGCGCAGTTGATCGACGAAGGGTACGACGAAGACCAAATCAAGGCCCTGACGGATTACACGGGCCTGAATGAAATTGAGACGATTGAGCGCGATACTGTTGCCGAGCACCTGACGAACAACGGCAGCGGGCTTAATTCAGCCGCTCGCATCGTCAAGGTGACTGAGCATTACATCCGTATGGATTATGAGGGCAACGGTCGCCCTTGTCTGTACCAGGTTGTGACCGGAGGCGAGCAGGGCGAGGTTCTGCGCAAGGACGGCAAGGACTGTGTAACGCCGTTCGACGCCATTCCGTTTGCTGCGACGTGTCCGATTCCGCAACCGCATCGTTTCTTCGGTCGTTCGATTGCCGACATTGTTATGCCGTTGCAGCGCGAGAAAACGGCGCTCAAGCGCGGCATTCTCGACAACATTTACCTGCATAACAACGCCCGGACTGTTGTTGCCGAAACTGGGGCATCGAATAACACCCTCGATGACCTGCTTTCTTCGCGCATTGGCGGCATTGTGCGGGCAAAGACGACGGATGCGATTGTCCCGCTGCAGGTTCAGGATGTGACCACATCGATCTATCCGGTCTTGCAATACATCGACGCGGAACTTGCAACCCGCACGGGTGTCAGCAAGCAATCGCAGGGCATCGACGCCAACGCCTTGCAGAACCAGTCGGCAACGGCTGTTGCGCAGGTGTTTTCGGCCTCGCAGATGCGCACCAAGCTCATTGCGCGTGTGATCGCGGAGGGTGTGAAAGACATCTTCTCGCTGCTTCATGCGACGATCCGCAAGCACGGCCAGCAGGCTCAGACGGTTCGGTTGCGCAATCAATGGGTCAATATCGACCCGCGTCAGTGGCGTACCCGTAACGACATGACCATCCATGTCGGGCTGGGCAACGGCGGCAAGGCGCAGCAGTTTGCGCAGCTCATGGCGATTGCGAACTTTCAAAAAGAACTGATCCTCGGCAAAAGGACCAATCTTGTTGACGATAAGAAAATTTACAATCTGGGTGAGGAAATCATAAAGCTGACGGGGCACAAGAACCCCGACCGCTTTATAAACGATCCGAACGCAAAGAAACCGGACGGGTCGCCTAAATATCCAGCCCCGCAGCCTGCGCCTGACCCAAAGCTGCAAATCGAGCAGATAAAGCAGCAGGGCAAGCAGCAAGAGGTTCAGATCAAGGCGCAAGCTGACCAGCAAAAGGCTCAGCTCGGTGCCTATCATGAGCAGATTCAGGCCATGGCGGATATTGAGGTTGCCAAGTTCAAGGCTCAGGTCGATCAGCAGTTGGCGTTGCTGGATGCGAACCTGAAAGCACAGCTTGCGGCGCAGCAGCATCAGCACGCGGCGCAACAGCATCATGCCGACTTGGCAAGCAAGGCGCTGGACATGGTTGCTACGGCTCACGCGCACGACACGAAAATGGAAGTGATGCGCGAGCAAACAAAGAATAAACCTAAGAATGACTGATATTGCTGCGGCTTACCGGAAGATAGCCGCAGAGCTTCTAAAAGACCCGGATAACGCCGAACAATTGGCGAGCCAATACACGATCCTGAGTAGCGGGCCTCGTAATCCGGCTCAGTTGGCAATCGCGCGGCGGTGTGCCGCGGTTGCTCCGAACGAGTTCATCGCGGTTTTCAATTACGCTTCGGCGCTCTCGCGTAACGGAGAGAATGCCATCGGTACTTTTCGGCGCGCTTTGGAGATTGCGCCACCAGATCAGCGCGGCACGACGCTGCATCATATCGGTCTAGCCTATCACGATCAGGGCGAATATGAGACCGCGCTGAGCTACTACGAAATGGCCCGCAAGATCGCGGACAGTCGGTTACTGGGCCAGTCGATTGCGATTGCCAAGCTTGCCTGCGGTCGATTGCAGGAAGGTTTGTACGAGTTCGAGGTCAAGCATCACCTGAAGCCTAGAAAGGCCATCAGCGATAGCGGCATTCCGTGGTGGAATGGCGAAGACTTGACCGGCAAAACCGTCATCCTGACCCATGAACAGGGGTTCGGAGACACGCTGCAATTCATTCGCTTTGCGCCCCGTCTCAAGGAATGGTGCAAGACGCTGATATTCTCGGGCAGCGAGCCTATCGCGCCGCTGATTGCCGAGCAGTTCGATTGTTTTGATGACGTGATTAACGAGGTCGGCCCGTTCAAGGCTGATTTTGTTACTTCGCCCATGGCGGCGGCTGCCTTGATGGGCCTCGAATACGAGGATGTATCTGGTGAGCCTTACATGAAGGTCGAGCCCTTAAAGCTTCCGGCGCGCGGCAAACTGAAAGTCGGTTTGTCGTGGAAAGGATCGCCCGGCTACCAGAACGATGCGCTTCGGTCGGCAAGTCTGAAGGATTTCTGCCCGTTGTTCGATTTGCCGGGCGCTGCGTTCTATTCGTTACAAGTCCGACCGGGGCCGGCTGAGATTTCAGAACTGGGCCTCGACGGTTTTATTGCCGACATGGGCTCGCACTTTACGGACTGGCGCGATACGGCGGCTGCCATTGCGGCCATGGATGTGATTGTCGCGACGGATTCAGCGAATGCTCACATGGCCGGCGCGCTTGGCGTTCCTGTCATGCTGCTACTTGGCAAGAACCCATGCTGGCGCTGGATGCGCGGCGACACAACGCCTTGGTACGACAAGACCAAAATATTCCGTCAGGAGAAGGTTGACGAATGGCCGATGCGGCAGGTTCGGAGCGAATTGCAAAGACTTGTATCAACTGTTCATTCGGCAACTTTGGCCTCTCCGAAAGCTTCGTCGCCTGCAAGCGGTATCCTGCCGAAATACAGAAGCGCACTGATGACTGGTGCGGCGAATGGAAGCTGGCACTGAATGGACGAAGCAAAACTCGGACGTGACGTATCCCGCGCTTCGCAAGCGCAAAGCCTCCTTGAAAACGAATTGTTCAATGAGGCGATTACCACGCTTAAGCGCGAACTCATGGACGCTTGGGAGGCTACTCAGCCGCGCGACGTAGACGGCAGGGAGCGCTGCTGGGCAGCGGTACAACAGGTCGGCAGGCTGAAAAGTTATCTGCAATCCGTCTTGAATGACGGCAAGCTTGCCAATGCCGAACTTAAGGAACTGACCGAACGCCAGAAGCGCTTCGGGATCGTTTAACCAGCACAAGGAAAACTTATGACGACCGAAACCGGCGCCCCCGCGACGGAGCAATCCGCTGCGCCCGCCATTCAGGATGACGGTGTTTCCGAACTTTCACTCGAAGATGCTCGCGCGCTACTTGATGCGCAGATGGCCGAACCGGAGGCCGAAGAAGAGCCGGTAAAGAAAAAGGCTGCAGAGCGCGCGGAAGAACCCGCGACCGCAGAACAGGAATCCTCGCAAGAGGACGGCGACCCGGAAACGGACCCCGCTGAAGAGACGCAGGAAAGCGATCAGGAAGAGAACCTTCCTCCCATCGAGCGTCCGAGGTCTTGGGCAAAGGAACTAGACGAGGAATGGGCTTCCTACCCTCGCGCTGCGCAAGAGAAAATTGCAAAGCGTGAGTCGGAACGAGATTCCGCGCTACGACGAAGCCAGAATGAAGCTGCTGAAGCCCGCAAGGCCATTGAAGCCGAGCGTCAGCAGATGGAACAGGCGCGTAAACAGTACGAGGCACGACTACCTTCGCTAGAGCAGGCGTTGCTGGACGTTCAGTTTAACCAATTTCCCGACATCAAGACGATGGCGGATGTTGAACGGATGGCCCAGGAAGACCCTTTCCGCAAAATTCAATGGGACACGCACCAGCAAAAGCTGCAGGCGCTCGCCTATGAAAAGCGGCAAGCCGACGAACGTCTGGCAAATGAAAAGGCAATTAAACGCAACGAGTACGAGACGGAACAGAACAAAAAACTGGTCGAATACCTTCCCGAAATGGCCGACGCAAAAAAGGCAAACGAATATCGGGATCGTGCCGTCAAGCTACTTACTGACGACTTGGAACTAAGCCGCGATCAGCTCTCACGCTGGATGCAGGACGATACTGGACATGAAATTCTGTCCAACGCCTCCATTCAACGTCTCATTGTTGACGGCTTGAAACTCCGGGACATTCAGAACGCGCCAAAGGCCATCGCTGCCAAGCCGCTTCCGCCCGTTCAAAAGCCTGGTGTCCCGCGTGGAAACGCGAACGATACCAACATACAGAACCTCGAACGAAAACTCGCATCCTCCGGCTCCGAAGCGGATGGCTGGGCTTTGCTGCAAGCAAAAATGGCCCGCTCCGAACGAGGCCGCAGGGCATCATAAGGAACTATTGAAATGGCTTTCCAAGCAAATACCCTCGCCACCTATCAGGCGATTGGCAACCGAGAAGACCTCTCGGATATGATCTACCGCATTGCGCCGACCGTGACCCCGTTTGTTTCGGGTATTGCGCGTGAATCGGCAAATGCAACGAAGCACGAATGGCAGACCCAGGATCTCGCCGCTGCGGCCTCGAACGCCCAGCTCGAAGGTGACGATCCGTCCACCAACGCGACGACCGTTACCGTTCGCCTCTCGAACGTAACGCAGATCAGCTACAAGGTTGCCCGCGTGTCCGGCACTCAGCAGGCCGTTCGCCATGCTGGCCGCTCGAACGAGCTTGCCTATCAGGCCATGTTGAAGGGCCTTGAACTTAAGCGCGACATCGAGTTCAACTGCCTTGCCAACCAGACGCAGGTCGCTGGCGATACCACCACGGCCCGTCAGACGGCTGCGGTTCTGTCGTGGATCAAGACCAACACGGACAAGGCATCTGACGGCACTACGCCATCCACTTCTGGTTCAAACAGCCGCGGCGATGGTACACAGCGCGCGTTCCTGGAATCGCAGCTCAAGAGCGTGTTGCAGCAGTGCTTCACACAGGGCGGCAATCCGGACACGATTATGGCTGGTCCGTTCAATAAGCAGGTCTTCTCGACCTTTACGGGCCGCTCTTCGCCTATCCAGGATGCCAAGAGCAAGAAGATCACGGCGTCGGTTGACGTGTACGAGTCGGATTTCGGCAGCCTGAAGGTTGTTCCGAACCGCTTTCTGCGCCTCGATGGTTCGAGCCGCATCGGTCGCGAAGTTCTCGTTCTTGAAATGGAGAAATGGGCGCTCGCGTTCCTCAATGGCCGCAACACGATACAGATCCCGCTTGCGAAGACCGGCGACAGTGATCGTCGTCAGGTTCTCTCCGAATGGACGCTCGTCTCGCGCAACGAGAAGGCGTCTGGCGGTATCTTCGATCTCACCACGGCTTAATCGCTGTAATCCTTTCAACATCGCTGGGCGGCTTTCGAGCCGCCCTTTTCCTTTTCAGAAAGGTTAGAGCGAAATGGCCTATCCAAATAACCGCGTTTTCAGTGAAGAGCGCGTTAGCACTTCCACGACTTCCATCGGCGGCACTCCGGTTGCCTGTTATGTCGGCGTTCCGTTCCGTGGACGTATTACCAAATGGTCCCTTGTTGCTCAGGGCGCCATTACCACTGCGGACGCGGCAATTGCCGTTGCCGTCAATGGTACGGCCAACAGCGCCATGGCAGGCACTCTGCCGGTTGCGAGCGCAGCGGCGGGACAAATCCTGACTGTGGTTCCGACCTCGCCTGTCTATGTCAACGAAGACGACGTTGTGAAGTTCACGCCATCGGGTGCTTCTGGCGCGTCCATTGGCGGGCTGTTTACGATCTACGTTCAGGAGCAGTAATCGTGCAGATCAACAATCCATCGGCTACGTTTACACGCCCGGCGGATACGACTGCCTATGCTTCCGGCGATCTTGTGGCTAATTCCACAACCGCCGGAAGCGTAACGCCGATGTCGTTTCAGCTCGGCAACTCCTTCGGTCCCGGCTGCTTCCGTCTGACCCGCGCCCGCATTTCCAAAAGCGGGACGTCAACAACTAACGCCAACTTCCGCCTGCATCTTTATGCGTCGTCGCCCGTTCCGGCGAATGGCGACAATGGCGCGTGGTCTACTACTAAAGCAGCCGACTGGCTCGGCAATATTGATGTGACTTCGATGCTTGCGTTTACGGATGGATGCTGCGGCACTGGTTCGGCTGCTGCTGGCTCCGAATTGTATATTCGTCTGACTGCCGGGTCGATTGTATATGGTCTGCTTGAAGCCAAGGCGGCATATACGCCGGGCAACGCCGAAGTATTTACGGTCACGCTTGAGGAAGTGGACGCATTTTAATGTCCGATCTCGGCGTCAAGGTCCACCTGGATAGCAATGGCAATGATCTTGCCGTCGAGCATTTTCAGGATGTCGAAGCCATTATTCATAACAACAAAGAGCTGCAGAAAGAACGGCAGACGAGTGATGGATTTCGCCACAAGGCCAGCATCCCTGAAGTGATTTTGGTCAAATGGCTGGATGAGGAATACGCACGCGGAAATTCCACGATCAGTTGGGGCTCCAAAGAATTTGATGAGCTTATCAGGCGCAAGCTTAACGATTCCGAATGGGCCTATTTGAGGACCGATAACTCTGCCGTTCAGGGCTTTCTAGGGTTCGGCTCATAATGGCTATCACGACCTATTCCGAACTCCAGACAGCAGTCGCCAACTGGATGGATAGGACAGACCTGACCGCACGCATTCCAGAGTTCATCGCGCTTGCCGAGGCAAAATACAATCGCGACCTGAGTTGCATTCAGATGGATAAGCGAGCAACCGCATCCATCAACATCAACTCTACAGAACCGCAATACCTCGCGTTGCCAGACGACTTTAATTTCATGAAGCGTTTGCGTATTACGAGTGTAGCTGGAAGGCCACTGCTCGCTTATCGCACGCCAATCCAGCTTGCAGAATTTGTTGCAGCTCGCGGAGATGCTACCGGCCAGCCTCTTTACTTCACTGTATTCGGGCCAGAGATGGAATTGGCGCCGGTTCCAGACCAGTCATACACGCTTGAGATGACATACAAGCGCGACATCCCCGCGCTTTCCAATACTCAGACGACCAATTGGCTGTTGACGCAGGCGCCCGACGCTTACCTATACGGCGCTCTGCTGGAAGCAGAGCCGTTCATGAAAAACGATTCACGCATTTCAGTTTGGACGGCTGCCAGACAGTTCGTGGTCGATCAGCTCAACGCGCAGAGCCAAGACAAGATGTTCGGAGCCAGCCCCATTCAAATGATGCCGTCAGGCTATACCCCCTAGGAATTTCAAAACATGGCTGCATTCAACAAGTTCAATTCGTACACAAAGGACTTGGCGACCAAAGTCCACAATCTCAATTCTGACACGCTCAAGATCATCCTGACCAATACTGCTCCGTCCTCGTCGAACACTGTTCTTGCCGACATTACGCAGATCGCCAACGGTAACGGCTACACGACGAACGGCACGATTGCGACGTTCACCAGCGGCAACACGTCGTCAGGCACCTACAAACTCATTCTTGCCGACGTGACGTTCACGGCCTCTGGCGGGTCCATTGGTCCATTTCAATACGCGGTTCTCTACAACTCGACGGCGGCGAGTGGAAATCTCATTGGATGGTGGGATTACGGATCTGGTCTGACGGTAACAACCGGGAACTCATTTACGGTCGATCTCGATCAAGTCAACGGCGTTCTGACGATTACCTAACATGGCATCATTTCTCGACGTTTGCCGCTTTACTGCGGTTTCATCCGGCACGGGTGATTTCGTCGTATCCGCCGCCGTTACCGGCTATCAGACTCCGGCATCTGCCGGCGCAACCAATGGCGCAACCTATCGCTATCGGGCTGAAAGTGCCGACCTTTCACAATGGGAGGTTGGTTATGGCGCATATACGACTGGCAGCACGACGCTGGCTCGCACGACTATTCTATTTAGCTCGACGGGGTCAAAGGTTTCTTTTTCTGCGGCACCCCAAGTCGCAATTGTCGCGCTTGCCGAAGACCTAAATACGTTTGTCGTCGGCGTTATCGGAACCGACGTTCAGGCTTATGA